CAAAAAATCACAACTGGTGGTGCAGCAGAATTTAGCGGTCCACATACAATTGAAATGGTTGGACAAAACTACCCATACCAAGTTACTGATTCATTAGGTATCGTCGCAACTGATGACGTATTTTTGGCAATTAAAGGATTAGGCCAAACTAATGTTGCAGGTGTTCAGTGCAGAATTGTATGCTCTCGCATCAAACTATCTGCAGATGCTTACGCCGCTCTTGTGACCAACGAACTAAGTTCCTGATGTTGAGGGGGTATCTCCTTGGCAACAGTCACAATGACGCTTGAAGAGTATGAGGAACTCATGGTTCTGGTACGTTCAGCGCAAGCAGGAATGTCGCTCATTACCTCGCCTGCTAGTGCTGACGTACCAGAACCTGCACCAAAACGACGTAAGCGTTCAAGATATCAAAGAGAATTAGGTCGTCAATTAAAAATGCTAAAACAAAAGCATCCTAGAACCGCAATAACCAGGTTAATGAAAAGGGCGCATCGTGCGACAAAGAAAGCACTGAAGTGATATTCTTGACTGTAGATGACGCACAAGATGCACGTTTAGACCGCATTGATACCAGATTAAGAGCGGTTGAAGAGGTAATTGTTGAGTTACGTGCTATTACAAAACTAATCAGACCGATTATTTTGATTGCTGCAGCAAGTTTAGGACTTGATGTCGCACCACATTTGATGTGATTCAATGACAATAACTTGTCCTAAGTGCAAAAAGAAGCTGCGTTCAGCAAGAACCTGGACAAAACACAAAATCAATTGTTACCAGGTTGGCAAGAAAAGCAAATAGTTGCGACAAATCCATCATCATCAAAATAGTACGATAAGGTTTCTTCAGGATTAGCAGTTTTGCACTTGTCACAGACTACATAGACATCCATTTTACTCACTTCTCCTGGGTTAGTGTATACAATTTTCCTTCGAAGTAGATTGCTTTACCATAATTTCTCCAATATGCAATCTCTCCAACTTTGACAAATGCGTAGTTTTTCTCTGGATCTCTTGCATAAAGTGTTCTTCCATCTTTGATTAGTTTGCTCATTGTGTCAACTCCTGTAATAATAGTGTCAATGGTGTATGATTCCAATTGTTTTCTGTTTGTATTCTGGACATCAATACTGCAGCGAGTTTTTTTGTTGGTACATCCACAATAGAATAGTCTGTTTCACCGTCCAAATATGCACGAATTGCACGTTCAATTGTTCTGCTCCTGGTTCCTATCGTTTTATGCTTCAATCTCTTGACTAATTCTGTGTCAATATTTGCAGAGATTATGCTTTTTGTCTTCATTCTGATGCCTCCTTGTGTGATTTGTTGTATACTTGTATGTCATAATCAGTTTTTAGCGCATTATTTGCGTCAATTGTTGCAGGTTTTATGTGTACGGCATAATGACAATACCTACAATACATGTTTAAATCAGGATATTGGAATATATGCGTACCTGATTTGTGCCAATTTGTATAGTTAAACTCCATTACACACTCACAATGTGGGCATGTTGGGTTAATCCAGCCGTTGTTATCGATGCTTATTTCGCTCATTAATAGACGCTAATCCGCTTTTATTTATTAAATAACCCCAAGAAAGGGTTCGATAGGGCTAGATTCGGGGGACTACGCCCCAAATCACGCCAAAGACGGCCCAGATGTTCAAGATAAGGGTTCCAAGAAATATAATAAGATACCTCCATTCATGATAGGTACATGGCTAAGGCTTACCAAATTACAAGCGACCCGTTCTACGTCAACGGTAATGTTATCGAAAGTGCGGTTGATACCTTCACAGAAACACAAATCAGTTTGCCACTAGATTCTCTTAACAGAGAGGGTGTTCTAGTACATGCTGTCTACTTTACAGGTTCTGAACCTGATAGAGTACCAGGTGCAACTAGCATCTTAGATTTTCAGGTTACCAGCACAAGTCAAACCGGAATTGTTGGTGCTAACAATGCAAACCTACTAGCAAAGCAACAAAAAATCACAACTGGTGGTGCAGCAGAATTTAGCGGTCCACATACAATTGAAATGGTTGGACAAAACTACCCATACCAAGTTACTGATTCATTAGGTATCGTCGCAACTGATGACGTATTT